GCACCCTGTTGGTGCACAACCTAAAGTTGAACTTTTAATTATCAACATCCACATGTATGTTAGACAGTGTATCACGTACAAAGTATAGTCCACCGTTCTCGGAGCAACTACCCTGTATAAGGATGTTCGCTAACGAGTCGTATCCTGCGGTTATTTTGGTACCATATTCCAAAGCTCCTTATGAGGAGTCCTTTGAAATTATGACGCCTAATTCCCAGGGGAGTCATAGAGTTTGGAAGCCTTTTGAGCATTACAAACGCTCGATCGGAATACTAGACTCTGCGATGAGTAGGAGACTCCGTCCAGTTTATGGTTCTCAAACGAGGCCATACTGGGCAGAGCTCTCTTATCCTTACTACCTGTACAATGATACTGCTGTATTCGGAAGGTGTGACAAACTTGATAAGGATTTTAACTCTTATCTGTTACATCTGTATTTGCCTCGTGCTGACGGGGGCTTTGTGCCCGCGCCAAGCAATCTTGACGACTTAATGCAAGCATCACTTAATAGTATGCTGCCTAAGATCAAGAGTCAATTGAGCCTTATAAATTCTATTATAGAACTTAAGGATTTCAAGACGTTGCCAAATACACTTCGAACAATTAACTCTGTACTCGTGAAGAGCAAAGTTACACTGCGCGAAGCATTCCGTGCAAAGGCTGATGGTTATCTTCAAGCGAAGTTTAATATCTTGCCTTTGCTTTCTGACATAAGCGGCCTTAAAACCGCTTTACTTCGGACCGAGAAACGTATGAACGATCTCGTAACCCGGACGGGTCGGACCCAAAGAATGCATTTTGCATTCAAATGGCATGAATCGGCGGACGTAGTTGAGACAGCAGTTGGCGATTGTGTAGACGATATGACAGGATCTTTCCTGTCAGTCGGCCTTAGCAACCCCATAGCTGTTACAACAAAACGTTTCGTTTCTCATGATCCGACTATATTCCATGCTGAAATTGAGTATAATTACAATTTTACTCAATACCAAATCGAGCACGCTCGAATACTAGCTCTTCTAGATGCATTAGGGGTTAACCTTAATCCCGCAATCATTTGGAATGCTATACCTTGGTCGTTTGTAGTTGATTGGGTTTTCGGCGTTAGCCGTTGGCTCAACCAATTCAAACTAAGCAACATGGAACCGCAGATAAACATACATCGGTACTTGTGGTCGGTGAGGCGGAGTAGGAGGATTTTAGTCACGTGTTACCAAACACAGACAGGTTCTCCTGCAAAGCTACCAGCGGCCACACTACCGTTACCAGTAGTCTACGAAGAGGCTTACCGCCGATTCGCTGGACTACCTACACGCAGCTCAATAACATTGAGCGGGCTGTCTCTCGTTGAGTGCAGTCTAGGTGCCGCGCTAGTGATAGCACGACGTAGGCACCGCAAACAACGAGGGCGTTAAGCCCTCACAACGCAACATAAGCATGCTAGCAAATACGCTAAACACGAACGAAATCAAGAATTCGGCCGGGACTGAAGTTGAATTCAGTCGCCTGTCGAGTGGTCCTGGGAGAGAAACAGTTTTCAAACAGATTACTGAATCTCCCTACACGCCCCATCGGCTCTCGGTTAAACACCAAGAGTCGGGTGCGGGTATGAACCTCCGCCGACGGTCTTTAGTCAGATTCGACAAGGCTGTCGTTTCTGGTGTAGATTCGTCCACGGTGGTTACGGTCTCGGCCTACATCGTTTTGGACTCCCCTGTGGGAGCCCTTACGACTAACGCTGAGCCGACCAATGCAATCGCGGAATTAATTAGTTTTGTCGCTTCTTTAGGCGCCACAACTACGATTCTTTTCGACGGCACTGGCAACGGGGCCACAACCCTTCTTAACGGAGACCTGTAAGGCCTCTGTTAATGGGATTATTCCTAACTTTTTGGTGGAGGCTAGTTTTTCGCTATATTACTCGTTAGCACCCTTTTGGGGTTAGCAACGGTTGATGTAGTGTTCTTATTAGCTGTCCACTAGATTAGTTAGCTTCGTTCTATGGGATGTCTAGATGCGCAAGAGCTAATGATGCTCCAACGGGCAGGACTACACGTCCATTACTTGAGAAAGTAATGGGAGCGTTTATGCCTACTATCGTTGCAGCAACCATTAATGGCTCCCTTACTTCTAGTATCGACTCACTGAGCATCGTCACTGCCACGTACATCCGTCTCACCCGAGGCGGTTTTACGTTAAGTATTGACGGTTGCCAGTTAGTTTTAACTGCAATGCTATTCATAGTGTTGTATGTTTACCTTAGTATGAAGTTCGTTTAAAACGAATCGTGAAGCGTATGCATGCTCTAAGAAGGAGTACCAATTATGGCCTCCTGGAAGAGCTTAGATGACACAGTTAGTATCATCGCTGCATATCTCCATGACGTTCAAACGTTACATGGTGATGTGTTCAACATTCGAGATCTGAGATTGACGCTTTTACAGGTCAATACTCGAACTCGTCTTGAAGGCTTAAGTTTTCTCACGAAAACTTTACCGAAACTGGGCAAGGCCTTTGATAAGGCTCTTGCAGAAGTAGCTCCATTAAACGCTGCAGAGTTGAGATTCTCATCTCAACTCAACAGTAAACTGCCCAACTTAATGGGTGAGTTCTTTAATAGAGTGCTTCGACCAGACGGCACGGTCCTTCAGGATCCGTGTATTAGTTCTGTCAGAGTAATTAGGCAGTTAACGTACATGTTTTATAAGTACGAGTTGCCCTATACAGATGAACAAGAACAAGAAGTCGTTGATAGGTTTACCCAAACCGAGGACGACATCTCACAGCAAGCTCCCAATCTCGAAAGAATTGGTAAAGCTTGTACCGATAGTTATTCCAGTCGTCGAAAAGGTCATAAAAATCCTTTTCCAACCGAACAGGAAGTAACTCGCGAAGCAAAGATCTTACTAAGTAATCTCTTTGCTACATTCGATCCGACGAACATAATCCCTCAACATGGTCCGGGCGTTGTTGCTACCAAACAACAACTCTGGGCTAAGTTTCAGTGGACTAATGTATCGGAAAGGATCACAGATGTGTACCCTTTTGACGCCTATTTCTGCGCGTCTTCCGGGCACGTCTGTGACACGTACAAGGAATTTGAATTCCTTGGGTGTAAGGATCTTCCGGCACGCGTAATTTTGGTGCCGAAGGATTCTCGTGGGCCTCGATTGATCTCTTGTGAACCAGTGGATTTCCAATGGATTCAACAAGGATTGAGGAAGGCTATTGTGAGCCTTGTGGAGAATCACCCACTTAGTAAGTGGAATGTATTCTTTACTGATCAAGTTCCTAACCAAAAAGGGGCCCTCTTGGGGTCTACTTATGGAAGGTACTCTACTCTGGACCTCAATGAGGCTTCAGATAGAGTAAGTCTTGATCTCGTTCGCTTGCTGTTCCCTGAGCACCTATGGAGGTACTTAGAGGCAGCTCGCAGTTTATCTACTGTATTGCCTGACGGAAGGATTATTAAGCTCAACAAATTCGCACCGATGGGATCAGCTTTATGCTTTCCCATTTTGGCGCTTTCTGTGTGGGCCATCCTAACCGCAGCAATGCCTGACAGAGATGCTCGTGAGAGCATCTTAGTGTATGGTGATGACGTGATTGTTCCGACGGCGCAAGCCGCGAACGCAATCGAACAACTTGAAACGTTTGGTTTAAAAGTAAACCGCGAAAAAAGTTGCACCAGTGGATTCTTTCGAGAATCCTGCGGCGTAGATGCCTTCAAAGGCAATAACGTCACTCCTGTCAAATTAAAGACAGTCTGGTCGTCTCACCGTTCTCCTAGTGTCTATACGAGTTGGATTTCCTACGGGAATTCCTTCGCTGATAGACAGTGCTGGTTGACTTACGATCTAATTGTAAGTCGTCTCCGTGCCACTTATGGACGGATTCCGGGTAAGGACATGAACTTAACTTGTCCAAGCCTTAACTATGTACATGAATCCGATCGACCGCTTCGTCGCCGTACTAACAAGAGTTTGCAAAAACTCGAGTGGTATGTTCTTGACGTCTCGGCCCCAGTTATTACTAAAACCGTAGATGGATGGACTATGCTCCTTCGTGCTTTCACGGAGGGCGGCATGGCCCAAGCCAACGCGCGGTTAACTGGTGAATCGGGAAGTGTGTTTAATCCTTTAGAGGATAAACATGCCTTTTCATCTAGTCTGTACACGAACCCTCGAACAAGCGAGCTTGTTCGAAGGTGGCGATGATGGACCGCGAGGTAATTCCTCATGGTCCGGCCTAGGAGTATGCAGAGGCAACTCC